GTGGAATCCTGCGCCGACCGTGCCCCTGCATTGGGATCGGCAGCGATCGACACCAGCGAGACCTCGGTGAGGGTCCAACTGGTCACGCGGTAGACCGGAACATCGCCGGCCATCCCGTCGAGCAGCATCTGGTTGCGTCGGTATCCGACGCTGACCTTGGGCGGGGTGCCCGCCGCAAACTCCGCTTCCACTTCACGGGCTTGCGCGGACTGCCCGAAGGCGCAGAGCGTGACGACCTGCGCGCCGGCAACGAGCGCACGGCGGGCGACGCCGAGACGCGAGCCCAGTTTGAAACGATCGTGCGAGTCGAGGAGCGGCGCGTTGCCGGCATCGACCTGCGTCATGTCGACGGCACCCGGCGAACAGTCCAGGATCTCGTAGTAGAAGTCGCAGTCGAGGCCGACGAGCCAGCCGGGCATGCGCACCGGCGTTTCGGTCGCGGTGATCAGCTCCACCGTCCGGGCCGTCGCATCATAGCCCGCAGCGGTCGCCAATCGTGCGCCGGGCGTGGCCATGTGACCCTGGAGAACCGCCGGGAAGGAGCGGGCACCATCGGGCATGATCGCCAGACGCGCGCCGGCGATCGCCGCAGGTGCGGCGCTGGTGAGGTGGTCGATCATCGTTACTCCTTCGGGGCCAGGAAGCCGGACGCGGCCTGCAACACGCCGCTGTCGGTCACGCGACGCGGATCGATGTCGAGAGCGAGACCGAGCCGGTCGATGGTGTCGTTCATCGCCTTAAGCCGGACCATATGTTCTTCGGCGTTGATGCCGCGCTCGCCCAGGCCGGTCTCCAGCAGCTTCAGGCCGGCGCGCATCTCCATGATCTCGCCCATGAGGTCCTTCACGGGATCGACCATCCGGCGAACGGGCAACGCGAACCGAAGACCGATCTGCATGAAGCGCGGGTCGCCCGTCTCCAAGACCAGCCGTTGCATCCGGCGCATGACCGCAGGACGGCACTGGAGAGGGATGACCTCGTTCTGCTGCCAGTCGTCGATCAGCGCATAGGAGCCGTTCATCGCGGCTCGCAGGCCGGAATAGTTTGCCTGACTGACGTCGCCCGTCATCAGGTGATAGGGCACCATGTTGGCGGACACCGCAGCGAGTTGCTGCCGCACGAAATCGACCGTGTTGGCGGACGGCGTCGGATTGATCGCCGACGCGGTTTCGCCCGGCTGGAGACGAGCGATCATGCCCGGCCTCATCGTCTCTTCCAGCGGCCGACCTGGCCCGTCCTGCCGGCCGGGTTGCTGCTGACCGAGCGGCGACGTGCCCTGTTGCTCGCCCGGCTGCACGATCAGCGCCAGACAGGCCTGCACCTTCTCCTGAAGCCGCTTGGCGTCCTCGATATCGCCGATATCGCGCAACGTCATCGCGACCGCGCCCAGCCACGACACGCCGCGCGTCTGCCGGAAGCGGAGCCGTTCGAAGAGGTGGTCGATATGCTCCGCCGGGATGAAGCGGCTTTGTACGCTGGCGGAGCCGCGCACCGGATCGTTCGGATGTTCCGAGAAAATCCAGTAGCCGGTCCGAATGCCCTGCGCGTCGAACTGGACGCCCTGCACCACTCGGCCGCCATCGCGCAGAAGCAGATTGCGGCTGGTGTCGAGTTGCGCGCCCTCCAGGCCGACGACGAGGCCGTTCGGTCCCGTGCGATCCGGCTGCCAGAGCGTGAGACCTTCGCCGCCCACGATCATCTCACGGACGGCTAGCTTGCCGTGGCCGTACCAGTCGCCGAAGCCATCGACCCGGCCTTCCGCCCAGCGATTCCAGGCGTCCTGCGCACGCTGCTGAATACGCTTGACCGGGTGGGTGATCTGGGCGGCGATGCCGTCGCCCCAGACTGTCGCGACCAGCTGACGAACAGCGGCAGCGGCGTACTTGTTGTTGCGCGCGAGATCGTGACCCGCCCAGGCCACGGTCTGGCGCTGCATGGCGTTTTCGCCGTCCGCCGACGTAGCGGCCCGGTTCCAGCCCTGCGTCCGGCGGTCGCGTGCAGCGGCGTCGTACTGTCGGATGCCGTCGCGCGCCGAGTGCGCGGCCTCCAGGTGAGAACGCGCAGCCACGCGGCTGGCAGCCCAGCTGGGCGACAGCTGCGCGATCGCGCCGTCGAGCAGATCAGCGAACGCCATGGTGGATCAGCGCGGGTCGAAGACGGCGATGGTGGACGCCGGACGGACGATCGTACCGGTTGCCGCGACAGGCACCGCGCGCGACCGGAAATAGTCGAGCGCCTTCATGATGTCGCCGACACCGCGATAGGTCACGCTTTCCCCATCGCTTTCGATCCGGGCCTCGCCCGAACCGAGGCCACGCTCCAGCGCGGCGATCTCCGTCGCATAATCCGGTGCGGGCATCAGAGCCATCCTTCCGAGGTTTCGAGATACGCCTCCGCCATCTGGGCGGGGGCGGGGGTGGGTTGCGCTTCCGGCGTCGTCACCGGCTGCGATGCGATCGGCACGTCGAAGAGCGAAGGCTGCGGCACGTCCTGACCAGCGTACCGCTCGGCGCGGAGCGCCGCCCAGTCAGCCTCGGTCAGCGTGTCGAGCATCAGCTTCTCGTGCGCCGCAGTGTTGTAGACGTGGCAGTCGAGCCAGTGGTTCGGCCTGCCCGCCATCGGCTTCCAGGTCCGTCGCGGCTGACCGCCGACCGTCTCGGTCACGACCGTTTCGGACGTGACCTGTTCGAAATACTCGTCCGGCAGGTCCATGTTGAAATGGACACGGCCGCGCGGCGCTATGACGACGCCGACCGCTTCCTCGGCCGCCGCCTTCAACGTGTTCCGTAGAAACCCGTACCAGCCGAGCTTCACGCCGTAGGTGCCGACGATGAACGCCTTGTCCTCGGCGCGCTTCCTCGCCTGACCGGCCTTCCGGCCCTGCTGCTCGTAGCGCAGGTTTTCACCGCGCCCGAGGATCGGCAGGGACCAGCCTGCGCGACCAAAGACCGCCAGCCGGTTCGCATGGGCCCGGCAGAAGGCCTCGGCGGCTTCCGTGTTGTAGCCGGCGTCGCAGCAGACCTGGTCGATGCCGTATTCCCGGCCGCCGGGATACCTGATCTTGCGGCGGGCGTAGGCGTCGAGATCGACCCAGGCCCCTTCGCCCCGAACGTCCGTGGGGCCGGGGAGGAAGCGGGCGTCGAGCACCCAGCACTGCGCGTTCGGACCCCAGGCGACCAGTTCCAGGTAGACGCCGTCGCCCTGCACGTCGACGCCCATGGTCGTGACCAGCGGTCCGACCGGCATCCAGTTGAGTTGCTTCGCGCCCCAGCCTTGTTCGCGCAGATCGCGCAGGCGCTCATAGTCCGGCGTGCCGCCTTTGAGTTCGAACTCGAATCCGTGGACGAGGTTCGTCCAGGACTTCAGCTTGTTGAGGTCCCCCTGCGCTTCGATGAACGACACGGCCATGTCGGCCCATGTCTGGAAAGAAGAGATGATGCCGGTGAGGTGGAAGCCTCGCTTCACACTCGCCGGCATCCGCCCACGGGCAGCCTGAAAATCTTCCTCGCTCAGCACGCGCGGCGTCGGGACGCTGTCGAGCACGTCCGACAGCCAGCCGTCCGGCCGCTTCATCGCCGCCTTGCGCCAGTGCTCGATCACAGAGCCGCAGCACGGCGCGACGAGGTGCGCCTCCTCGGGCTTGCCGTCCGGCCACTGGATGTCGCCCCATTCCGGCACGAACCGGCTGCCGCACTCCGGGCAGGACAGGTGATACCGGCGACGGTCGGAGACCGCATAGGCCCGGCCGATCTTGCTCGTGCCCTTGATCGTGGGCGTCGAAATCTTGAGCCGCTTGGACAGCCCCTGCCGGCGCCAGACCTTCAGGCGCTGGTCGACCATGATCTCCGGCGAGCCCTGACCATCCAGGTCGTCGGGAAACTGGTCGAGATCGTCCTCCACCGCATAGCGCACCGTGCGCTGGCGGAGCGATGCGGCTGAGTTCGCCCCGGCGAGCAGCACGAAGCCGTTTGACCGGGAGAACCTGATCTTGCCTTTCGTCGAGCCGTCGCCGTCCGGCGTACCCTGCGCCCGGATGGTGCCACCACGCTCCGGGTTCAGCCGAGGCGTGTTCTCGACCATGGGCCAGAACTTCTCCGCCGCCCATGCAAGCGCAGCGGTCAACGTTGCCTGGACGAATAGCATCGGTGCCGGGACCAGGTCGGATATGAAGCCGATCCAGTTCTCCGCCGATGCCGATCCGCCTGACTGGGCGCATTTGATGATGGACGCCTCGGCGCACGGATCGTCCGGCGACAGGGCGTCCATGATCTCGACCAGTTCGGGCGCTGTCTCGTTGCGCCATGGACCGGGGATCGGGTCCTCGGCCGCGAACCGTCGATAGCGCGGTGCCCAGTGCGACACCGGCATGCGAGGCGGCGGGCGCAGGCCCGAGGCGATTGACCGGTCGAGCCCGGCTGCATTCGATCGCAGAGCCGCCCCGGCAGCATCGCCGAAGCGGTCGTAATCGAACGCCATCATTCCTCCAGCAGTTGTTCCACTTCGTTCTCGATGGCGGCATCCTCCGGCGTGCCGCCGTCATCCTCGATCAGCGCGCCGCGCTCGACCTCGTCCGCCAGATCGGCGAACACGCGGTCGATCTCGGCGGCCCCCAGCGCCATGACCGCGCGGACCTCCTTCTCGGCTGCTAGCCGTTCGGAGATTGCGCGGAACATGGCGTGGATACGTTCCCGCACCACGCGTCCAAGCTCGGTTGCACGACGATCCAGTTCGACCCGAGGTGCAAGCTCACCTGCCTCCCGAGCATTCTTCTTCCTTGCCGCGATCAGCTGCTCTTCCGCTTGTTCAATGCGGATCTGCGCAGCTGAGCGGCCTCCGATTTGCACCATCGGTTCTGGCGGATCGAACGCTACGGCTTCCGTCTTAGGAACGCCCGTGGTTGGCCGGCCGCGTGTCGCATCGACCCGCGTGTTCAACCGCGCGTCGGTCCGCGTCACGTCGACCAGCATTTTGGTCGGGCGATCCGGGTCCTCGACGAACACGATGTGTCCAGCCTTTACCCAGTTCGACACCGCCGAAGGCTGTACGCCGCGATGACGGGCATATTCAGCCTTGGTCATCGTTGCGGAGTTCATGAAGTTCATAATCCGAATTCGGGCTTGAACACCGCGATTGCGCGCTCAGCCACACCGCCGAAGCCGGCCACCCCCGGGAAGGACCCGTTGGGGGTGGGGTAGAGGTCAGTCAGCCGCAACTTCCGGGGTGCTGACGAGCGGCAGTTCGGTAAACCGGAGATCGCGGGTGCTATGAATATAGAACTGCCGCTCGGTGTGCGGCGGGACGGTTTCGGTGATCGAGTGATATGACCGCTCCGTGCTGTCGATTGTCTCGACATCGACAGGCCAATCATGCGTCTTCAGCGTGACAGTGGTGGTCATGGAGACCTCCTTTTATGTGACGTACTCGCCAAAAAACGAAGGGCGACGAGACCGAAGCCGCGCCGCCCTTCGTTAAAGGCTATCAGAGAGAATTGAGGCGAGCCATCCGAAGTCCCGTCTCAATGTATCGATAAATAGGCTGATTTCGTTCGATAGGTGTACATGGAAAATCTACGGCGGCTCACTTTGATCGGCTTGACACGTCCGCTCCAGTATTTCTGCCATTCGCGCGGTGACAGATAGCGGTGATCGCCCGCGAGTAACGCTTGCGCAGCCCTTCGACGCCTCGCGTCAGCCCCATCGCCGGCAACAGCGACCGCCACGGCACCTCGCGTCGCCCACGAGCCAGCTGGTTGATGGCCAGCCCGATCACCTTTCGGTCGATCGGGTCGATCCCGTCGAGCCACCCGAACGCCTCCTCCATCTCGGCCACGTCCTGCCGCGTCATCGCCGCAGGCCGGATCACCACGTCGCTGCTCGTGCCGTCACCACCGCGCGCGTCATAGTCTCCCGCCAGCACGTCGCGGCTGATCTCCGGCCACGCCGAGCGCAGCTGCTGCCAGCCGCGCTCGCGGTCTGCATGCCGCCAGCAGGTGCGGAGCGCCTCGACGAGGCGGTCTTCCACGTCCTCGAAACCCATAAGCATAGCCATGGGAGGATTGAGATTGTCCTTCCCGTTAATGGGAGGGTGTATGGGAGGATAGAAACTAGAGAAATCAGCCATTTCTGCACCATTTGGGAGGTTGGGAGGCAAAGTGAGGGTCAACGCGTGTAATTGTTGCAGACCTACGGCTCTGACATTCTCCTACGCATTGGGTGCCAATCTGCCTCCCAAGCTCCCGCAAGCTCCCAAAGCGGCGAAAAACTGCGGTTTCTGGTGATTTCGCATCCTCCCATGAGTGGGAGCGCGGGAGGATCAAGCCGGCATGTCGTCATCGTAGACCCCCTGATCAGGGGTGCGGGGACCGACAGCGGACTTCGAGCGTGGGGCCGGCAGATCGTGCTCGACGGGCTTGCCGTCGCACACGAAGTCGCTGGGCTCGTAGAGCGGCCACACGTCGCGCCACACCATGGAACTGGACTTCTTCTTATGGAAGCCCTTTCGCTCCATCTGGGCCGCGAGATACTTCGGCGACCAGGGCTTGCCCGTCGCTGCTAGCATCTGCGCCCAGGTCTGCCATGCCGCGAACAGTTCGTGGAGTGCGGTCGATCCGAGCGATTCGCCCTCCTCCTTGGCGATGCAGAGGGAGAGGAAGCGGCCGAGGAGATCGTTCTCGTCGAGATAGGCCTCAGTCGCCTCCTTGATCGTCTCCGGCATCGGCAGGCCGCTGGTCAGATATTGGAGGGCGCCGCGCACCATGCGGTTGAGGATGCCGCTCGCTTCCTTCACCAGCTTTGACTTCAGCAGCGGGTCCTGATCGGCATCGGGAATGATCACGTCCCATGGCACCAGCTGCATGCGTCGGCGGATGCCATGGTCGGTGCCGATGCGCGGCTTGTTGTTCGCGATGATCGTGTTCTTGAAGGTGATCTGCAGTTCGAAGGGATCGCCGAAGTTCTCCCGGACGCCGCCCTTCGGTTCGTCGCTGGTCAGTTCCTTCACCAGGCCGTCGCTCAGCTTCGACCCTTCCTCGGCCTCGTTGGCGGTGACCATGCGCCGGCCGGCGAGGGCGGCGAGGTCGGGCGACGCCTCCGATCCCTTTCGGCCGCGATCGGCCTCGACGAAGGTGTTGATCGACGCCGCCCAGGCATAGTCACCTAGGATTGCGCGCTTGGTGTTGACCCAGACGCCCTTGCCGTTCGCACCCTCGCCATAGAAGATCGCCATCTTCTGCGCGCTGGCGTCCCCCAGCATGTTGTAGCCGGCCCACACGTCGAGGAAGTCGCGCATCTCTTCCTTCGGCTGGACCCGCGCCAGGAAGGCGTCATAGGTCGGGCAATGGGCGGAGGTATCGTAGATCGCGGTGCCGCATTTGGTCATGCGATCCTCGCGACGCGGCTCGATCAGCCTGACCGAGGCCGGTTGGCCGTTCTCCGGCCGGGTAAACTCCAGCGTCCCATTCGCCATGTTGACCAGCAGCGGGTCCTTGTCGAAGTCGCTGGTATCGGCGGTCAGACGCGCCTCCAGCATTTGCGGCAGGCTGCGGATATGGCCGGCACCTTCAGAAGTGCGCCCCCATTTCGAGATCATCTCGGACAGCAGCAGCGGCGTTCCGTCGCGCTGGACCTTCACCACGCGGTCGGAGCCGTCGTCGGTCAGGTTCAGTGCCGCCATCGCAATGTCGTTAATCCCGTCCGGCAGATCACCGCCGACGCCGGTCGCGGCGATCGCAGCCGCCTCTTTCTGGACGAGCCGTACGGTCGACTGCACCGCCCGACCCAGCCGGGACAACGCCATGTTGCGGTTCCAGCGCGAGCCGTCCCAGACCAGCCATCCCCATTGCTTCACGTAGAGGAAGTTGACCCCGTAGCGCGCAAGGAAGCGCTCCAGGTTGCCGAGATCGGTCTGAGGCAGGAGCCCGCACTTGCGCGTCAGTTCCTCCCCCTCCACCCCACTATGATCATGACCGCCACTGCCTCCCGCATGGGAGCTTGGCTTTTGATCGTTCCCATCGGGGGGCGGGGGTGATCCTCCCCAGCGACCATCCCCATCATCGAACGAAGAGGAAGAGGAAGAGGAGAAGGAGCGGCCGCTATCGCGACCGCGCGTCATTCGTGCGCCTACGGCGCTGAGGTCACGAGGCGTCGCATTCTGGAAGCCATTGTCGATCGCCTGAAGCGAGCCCACGAGATCGCGGTTGTTGGGCATGCTCCGGACGATCTCTTCTAGGCTGGCGCGAACCACTGTCTGATTGAGAGCACCCGCTAGGACGAACCCGCCGAGCTTGAGGGCGGCGTGATAGATGCCGGCGTTGCGGCCGCCCCAGCGCCCGCCGCCCTCAGGCGTGCGGGAGAGCTCGTCGAGCTCTTCGTCGAGCGCGCGAAGGGCGTAGCGCCGCTGCGCCTCGTCAACGTCGACACGGGCGGGGAGGAGGGCCGGCGCGCTACGATCGCGGGCGCCGTCCCGGGCCTTCGTCGGCCCACGCTCGCGCAGGATGCGGACGAGGGCCTCTGGCGCATCTACGACCGCGTCGGGATCGCTCCAGTCCCCCTGCATCCAAGTATAGGCACCGGGCCCTTTCTTGCCGCCGTCGGCGAGGTCGCCCAGGCGGACGGAGGGCGGCGCGATGACGTAACCGCCCTGACCACGGACGTCGATGTGACGGGGCAGGTTGCCGCGATTGCCGATCGGCTCGCCGGCCGGCATGCGGAACCAGTGATGCTCGCCACCCGAGGGCGTGAGCGATACCAGCGTCGCCGGCAGCGCACAGCCCATCTGGGCGAGCAGCGCAGCCTTCAGCCGCTCGACGGTCCATTCGTCCGTCGTGACCTCACCCGTCTCGTCGTCGGCGAGCGCGGCGACGCGCGGGGCGTAGTCGATCCGGAGCAGCCCGC